ACGTTAATGCGCTAAAGTATTTTCCCCCTATTGATGTTTTCGTTCATTAAAGCTTTAACGTATTAGCACTATGATACATCAATACATCAATACATCAGCATTGTAATACGTTATTACTTTAATGTATTAAATTTTCAGATAATAATATGAATGTTTAGACTTTTATAAAATTGAAAAAATCTATTGACTTACGGGGTAGAAGTGCTATAATAGTCTTATCAAATGAAAGAGAGGTAATGAACATGAAACAAATTGAGAGATTAAGAGAAAAGTATAGTAATGCAACTGTAACTTTAGAAACATTAGGCGATATTAAAGAAAATGAATATGTACTTAATATTGTATATTCAGGAAAAATATTAAATAAAGGTTTACACGTATTTGAAATAGAATTAGTTTCAGGTGGTGTAATAAGAGTTTTTGTAAATAATGAAGAAACGGTATACAAAGCATTAAATGAACGATATAACAAGAAAGAAATTGATTTTGAAGAATTTTATTATTTAACTAATAGTGAATACGTTAGAAAAGTTAAGGCTATTGGAAATGTTGGCGCATTACATGTTGAACTTATGAACGGTGATAGTTTTATGGTTTATTATACATTGGGGGAATGAGAATATGAAAGACGCAATAATCTTATTAGTTTTTATATTATTTGTATTCTGGGGGGGTTACGACAGTGGCAAAAACAGTAAACATTAGATTTGATAAGAACGGTTACGATAGAATAACAGATACATATAAGTCTTGCTATTATGCTTGCAAGGCTTTTGACTCGGAAACGCACAATAAAGGAAGTAACATCTATGACACAGATTTAAGACCGATTTTTAAAAAGATGGATGATGGAACAGTAAAAATTGTAGGTGAAACACTAGAAAGAGCGTATGAAAAGTAGGTGAAGAAATGAGCAAACAGAAAGTCAATCAGGAATACTTAAATATTGATTTAAGGGGTAAAAGATATGATATTGATGAAGTTAGAGCATTAAGAAGAAAATTAGCAAAGAGAGCTAATGCAAGATTATTATCTTTAGAACGAAAAGGTTTAACGAAAAATGCTTACAGGGTTGCTACAAGATACACACAAGCCACAAGAGGAAGAAATAGGTTTAGTGAAGCTTATTTGAAATCTGCTGAAATTTCGTATCTGAGAGAAGATATAGAAAACTTACGTGTATTTTTAAATAGTGCAACTTCTACCATATCTGGCTACAAGAAATTAAAGAAAGAAAGAATAGCTAGGTTCAGACAGAAAGGATTAAAGATAGATGATGAAGACCAATTTTATCGTTTTTTGAACAGCAAGATATATAAAGACCTTGCGAATAAGCTCATAAGTTCTGATAAGTTGATAGAATTTTATGATGATGTTGTAGACACTGGCAAGTATGAAATGAAAGACCTTAAAGAAGCCTTGGAGGAATTTAAAAAAGGTGATGTGGAAAGTATAGATGATTTATACGAAATGTTTAACTTGAAATTTCTAGGTGATTAAATGATACGCTTTGGATTGACTGGAGGTTTGAAAGGTGAAGCTACATTTTTCGAGCCACAGGACTTGAACGAAATTGACTATTTTATGAAATGTCCTCTAGTTTCTAACAGAGCTTTTAAAAATAAAAAAGTGTACTATAATTACCCTAACACTTTTGATATTGAAAGCACAACAATAGATTGTGATAGCCCTTACGGATTTATGTACGCCTTTATGTTACATTATAACGGAAAGAATATTTTAGGCAGACGTTGGGAAGATTTCATAACTATAATCGAAAATGTGAGTAAATATAACACGGATGGTAAGGTTGTCTTCTATGTACATTATCTGGCGTATGAATTTCAGTTCATTAAAGATTTTTTTGAATGGGATGAAATCTTTGCGCTTGACTCACATAAGGTCTTACGTTGTACATGGAGAAATATAGAATTTAGGTGCTCTTACTATTTATCTAACATGAACCTTGAAAAGTTCTGTGAGTCTGGAAAGAGTGTAACCCATTTGAAACAGGCTGGTCACTTTGACTATAAGAAAATACGAACATGTGAAACCACATTAAATGACGAAGAATTGACTTATATGTATTGTGACGTGGCAGGTCTAAATGAAAGATTGCTAGAAACGTTAGAAGAAGATAACATGATTACCGTGCCTTACACCTCTACGGGTTACGTTAGACGTAATTGCAGAAATGTAATGAAAAAGAATAAAGCTAATAGAGACCTGTTTTTAAAAACGCAAATAAATGAAAAGGTATATGAACTCTTACAGGAAGCAATGAGGGGCGGAAACACGCATGGAAATGCACGGCACGTAAATTGTATATTACATGGTGTGAGATGTTTTGACATTGCTAGTTCTTACCCTTTTGTTATGATGACGAAGTATTTTCCCGTTTCTGTTTTTATGCAAGGAAACCCTAAAACAAAGAGAGATTTTAAAAAGTATCTGGAAAAATATTGTTGTCTTTTTAGAGCACATTTTATAAATTTAAGGTTAAAAGATAATGTTCCTGTACCTTACATTTCTGAACATAAGTGCTATACAAGAAAAAATGAACTTGTATTCAACGGTCGAATTGTAGAAGCTGATATAATAAGTACAACATTAACTGAAATAGATTATAATATAATCGAACAGGAATATGAATTTGATGATGTGGCAATATCTGATTTTTATTTTGCTGAAAGAGGTTCATTGCCGAAAGAGTTAAAAATAGAAATAATGAGCTATTTTTATAACAAAACAACGTTAAAAGGAGTTGACGCTTATATGTATGCAAAGAGTAAAAACTTATTAAATTCAATTTTTGGTATGGCTTGCACTAATCCTGTGCGTGATATAATTGAATATCAAAGTCGGACAGGTGAGTGGGAAAAGAGAACTAGTAACGTTAAGACAGCATTAGAGGATTTTTATAAATCTTATAATTCTTTCTTGCCGTATCAATGGGGAATATGGGTAACGGCTCACGCTAGACTGCAACTTGAAAAAATATTAAGAATAACAAAGCATTGTACCGTATATGTCGATACAGATAGTAATAAGTGCGTAGGCTTAACAGAAGAAATGCTAGAAGAAATTAAAAAGTTGAATGATGAAATAATGAAAGAAGCAGAAGAACACGGTGCGTTTGTAGATTACAACGGTAAGCGTTACTACATGGGAGTATTTGAAGAAGAAGAAACTTGTGACGAGTTTATAACTATGGGTGCGAAGAAATACGCTTATATGATAGATGGTAAACTTTATATTACTGTATCTGGTGTATCTAAAGAACTTGGCGCACTTGAAATGACTAGCAGGGCGAAAAAAGACGGAATAAAACCGCTTGAAGAATTTAAGGAAGGCTTTGTATTTAGAAACGCTGGAAGAACTACTCACTATTATAATGAAAGTAAACCGCATTATATAACAGTCGCAGGTGATAAATTTCTAACAGCGTCTAATGTTGGAATAGTAGACGCCACCTACACGTTAGGTCAAACAAAAACTTTTAAAGATTTTTTAGATTTTTTAGAATATTATATTGACTAATTAAAGTTAAAGTGATATAATACAAATATAATAAATAATAACAAAAAGGAGAAATAAAAATGAAAACAGATATTAAAGTAAATGTGACAGTAAAGGACATTTTCAACGCACAGGCAGGCAAAGGATTTAAAGAAGCCGGAACGAGTAAATTAAAAGGAAATTTAACAGGATTTGCAGTTTACACAAAAGAAGAACCAGATAAGAACACTGGGGAAGTGAAAGAAAAAGAAATTTCTTTAATGGTAGTAGACGGAAGCATCTATTCAGGAGAAAGCATTGTTGTAGCTGACAGATTAAAACAGATTTCAATGTTTTTGACAGAAGATGAAATTGCAAACGGAGTTGGCATTGAGTTCATCGAATTGAAAGTTGGCAGGGGAATGGCAACAAGTTTCATTCTTTGCTAGAAAGGAGTAAAGCAGATAGGAAACTATCTGCTTTTTTAAAAAATATGTATCTAAATTTAGAACTAATAAATGATAAGTTAGATGTTTTTAACGTAATTTTAGGGAACAGGGGCGGTGGAAAGACTTACACTTGTCTGAGGGACTGTATTTTAAATAAGAGAAAATTTATATATCTACGAAGAACACAGAAAGAAATTGCAAGAATAGCAAAAAAGAAGGTGGATTTATCACTTTCACCGTTTGAACCTTTAAATAAGGATTACAACTGGAACATAGAAGTTGAACCACTTGACGAAGACATATACAGTGTAGTAATGGGTGAAGATGATAAGAAAAGTGTAGGCTTAATGTGCCCCTTAAGCACTTTTGCAAGTATGCGTGGTTTTTCTGCCCCTGATATAGAGGTTATCATATTTGATGAATTTAATCCAGAATTACACGTTCGTGCTATTAAAAATGAAGATGACGCATTTTTTAATATGTACGAAACAGTAAATAGGAACAGAGAACTGCAAGGCGACAAACCTGTACAAGTTTTCTTGTTAGGAAACACAAACAATATATCTATTCCGATTTTAGAAACTTTAGGCTTGGTTGAAGTAATAGAAACTATGCAGAGAAAAGGAAAGAAATTTTACAATAATCGGAAAAGAGCTTTATTTTTAATGCTGATGGAAGACAGTGACTATATTGAACATAAGAGCAAGACGGCTTTATATAGATTGACAGAGGGTACAGACTTTTACAGAATGGCGCTTGAAAATAAGTTTGCTTACAATGACTTTAGCGACATTGCTTTAAAAAATTTAAAAGAATACTATCTGGAATTGACTACTACTGATATCGCAATCTGGCGACATAAGAGCAACGGAACTGTATACGTTACAGCTAATAAGACAGGAAGAATAGACTTTGAAAATACAGAAGCAGACGAAATGAATTTAAGACTTAGTATGCGAAAATACTACACCGCTTATATAAATAGAGAAATAATTTATCAGAACTTTAGAGTAAAAAACTACTTTACAAATTATATGTAATGTGCTATTATATAAGAGTAGCAAGGGACAATGCAAAGGTCGGAAACCTGTCCGTGAGTGGGCACACTCTAACTTGCTACATTTTGCAAATAAAGAGGTGATAAAGTGAATGAAATCGTAGGTATTGTAACAAATGCTGTTAGCAATGTTGGTTTTCCGATAGTATGTGTTGGTGCATTAGGGTACTTATTTTATAGGGAACAGGAATTGCACAGAACAGAGTCTAAAATGATGGCAGAAGCAGTAAACAATTTAACAGTTGCTATTGCAACTTTATCCGAAAAGTTAGGGGGTGAATAAATGCTAACTATAATTGACGTGTCAAATTGGAATAGAGGAAAAGTTGACTTGTCTAACTTGTCTAAAATCGGTGTTGACGGTGTAATTATGAAAGCAACAGAAGGGAAAACGTTTAAAGATAAATCTCTCGATTACTTCTATGATGAATTACACGGGAAAAAAGACGGTAAACCTGACAAGCAGAAGTTATACGGCTTCTACCACTTTGCAAGACCAGATAACGGAAATACGGCAGAGGAAGAAGCGGAAAACTTTTTGAAGTATGTAGGACACCATAAGGGGCATTGCATATATGCTCTGGACTGGGAAGGAAAGGCACTTAAATACTCGATTGACTGGGCGGTAAAGTGGTTAGATTATGTATATGAAAAGACAGGTGTTAAACCACTTTTCTATTGTCAAGCGTCTTATACTGACATGATTAAAAAAATCATTGACAAAGATTATGGCTTATGGGTAGCACACTACGGAACATCAAAGCCTTATATTGGTGTATATCCTTTCTATGCAATGTGGCAATATACATCAAGCAAATTGGATTATAACCGTTTTAATGGAAATAAGGAAGTATGGAAAAAGTATTGTGAGGTGAGAAAATGAGTTCATTAGCGAAAACGTTATCAAATTCAGATAAAATCTTCATCACTGATAGCTTAAGTAAAAGAGGTATTAAAAAAATTATTTTCACACCAACACACAATGTAACTTTTGACGGTGTAATTTTAGAAGGCAACAAGACACACGAAATTGAATTTCCTGAAATAAATGGATGTTTACCATCAAGAATAACATTATCTTCATCAGAAGCCACATGGTACTGCGGAGTAAGGGTTGTTGAACTTGGAGGAAAAGCCTTCCCTGATTATTTTAACATTAAGAAAGAAAACAATAGTGGACTACCCACTGTATAAGGAGGTATTAAAATGGAATTAGAAAAAATGATTGCACTTGCTAATGCAGGTTATACAAAACAGGAGATTGAAACATTATTACAGCAGAACATGACACAGTCGATTGCTCCACAGCAGAACATTGCACAGCCGATTGTTCCACAGCAGATTGTTCCACAGCAGAACATGACACAGCCGATTATTCCACAGCAGAACATGACACAGCCGATTGTTCCACAGCCGATTGCAAACGGTTATAGTACACCGCAGTATACTGGTGTAGATTATAAGGCACTTTATGAAACGCAGAAGAAAATGCTGGAAGATATGCAGACTTTAAATACAAGATTGACTAAAGGTCAGCCTATCGACACGGTAGACAGTGTTGTTAATGATTTCTTAGGGGGTAGTAAATAATGGCGGCGAATGAGTTATCTATCAATCAGGTATCTGTATTATTAAATGCAATCGTTAGTCAGGCAACAGGAAAAGCAAATCTGGCAACGATTGACGCAAACAATTTTTCGACTGTTGCACAGCTTCCACTTAAAATCGGATATGATAACGTAATTAACGCAATCAGTCAGGTAATGACAAGAACAATTTTTTCTGTAAGACCGTACTCCAGAAAATTTTCAGGTATCAACGTTAGCGAACAGAAGTTCGGAAACATTACTAGAAAATTGAATATTTCTGACAGTGACTGGTCTGATGACGACAGAATTAAGTTAGAGGATGGTCAGAGCGTTGATATGTATGTAGTCAAGAAACCGTCTGTATTACAGACTAATTTTTACGGTGCTAATGCTTATCAAAGAATGACAACTATTTTTAAAGACCAGTTAGACACTGCTTTTACAAACGCAGATGAGTTCGGTAGATTTATTTCAATGATTATGAGTAATGTGTCAGACATGATTGAACAGGCGCACGAAGACATGGCAAGAACTTGTATTTTGAATTATATCGGTGGCAAGTTGTCGGCTACGAGTGAAGTTGATAACCGTATTCATCTCATGACAGAATATAATGAACTTACGGGACTTACTCTCAATGAGAATGACATTTACAAGCCAGAAAATTTTCCGTCATTTATGAAGTTCGCTATGGCAAGAATTAAGTCAATCTCTTCTTTAATGACAGAGCGTTCTTTAAAATTCCATACGAACGTGACAGGAAAAGAGGTTATGCGACACACTCCACGCAACAAACAGAAAGTGTACATTCTTGCACCACAGCAGTATTTGATGGAAACAAGTGTTCTTTCAGACCTCTTTAATGACAGTTACATGAAACTGACTGATGTGGAATTAGTGAACTACTGGCAGAGTATCAATAAACCAATGGATATTGATATCAAACCAATTTACATGGATACAAATGGTTCACTTAAACAGCCGACTTCATCAATTAAAGAACCGCATGTTTTCGGTTGTATCTTTGACGAAGAAGCATTAGGTTACACCACTGTCAATAAGTGGTCTGCCGCCACACCTTTTAACGCTAGAGGCGGTTATCACAATATTTTCTGGCACTTCACTGATAGATACTGGAACGACTTTACAGAAAATGGAATTGTATTATTATTAGATTAGGAGTATAGGGGCATTACTTGCCCCTTTTAAAAATATGGAAATAATTTTATACAACATAAACAAAAAAGTAAATTCTTTTAGAGAAGCTGGCGGTGGCAGATATAAATACGGGAATATATTAGAACCATGTTCTATAACAAATCCAGTGATAGAATTAGAATTGGATAGCGTATCTTACAATTATGTATGGATTACGCAATTCAATAGATACTATTTCGTGGAAAATATTGTCATTCAATCTGGAAACTTGTATAGGCTGTATTTAAAAGTGGATGTTTTAGCAAGTTTCAAAAGTCAAATTATGGGGCAAACAATCTTTATTGAGCGTTGGAGTAACTCTAGCGTTGACAATTTATTTGACGAAAAATGTGTAGCAAAATCTAACCCAGAGATACAAATCGGAACTGGTAGGTTACCTTTGGATAAAGCTGGTTCTTTTGTAATCGGAGTTATCGGAAAAAACGGTGGAACAGGTGTGACGTATTATTCTATAACACAAGGTCAGTTAGAAAATCTAATGTTTTTTCTTTTTACACCTGAAAACTTTACGGATGTTTTAGCAAACGAAACAATGAAAGCTTTTTTAAATCCGTTTCAGTACATTGTTTCTTTGATGTGGTTTCCGTTTTCCGCACAAATGACTAATGTAGTAAACATCAATTTCGGCTGGTTTCCTAGTAATGTACAGGGCGGAAAGCTCACTGGAAACAATTTCACATCTGGGGAATTATGGGTTAAAATACCTAGAAAATACGGAAAAGGCGACTTTAGGAATGTTAAGTACGCAAAGTACAGTTTATACATCCCGTTCATAGGGGAGATTTCTATCCCTTCTTCCGAAGTAGCAAATTATGACTGGATTAGCTATAAGTTTTCCGTAGATATTCCAACTGGTAGGACACAGTGCCATATTGGCGTTACAAATTCTATTGAAAGCGGACAAGGCACTGTAATTAAAAGAGTAGAGGGACAAATGGGATGTCCTCTTGCTATCGCACAAACTAGCACAAACGTGGTAGGCGGTGCATTGCAAGTTATGTCTGGTGTATTATCTGGCGCTTCTAACCCCGTAACTGCTTTAACTGGTCTTGCAAACGGTGTAATAGACGGTATTTCGGAATTAGCACCCAAAGCAGATATTAAAAGTGGGAACGGTTGCAGAAGTGTTATAGACTTTGAACCAGATGTAAAATTGACAGCAATACTGTACGAAGCAAATGTATTAAATCCAAATGAAAACGGGTATGTGCATTGTAAATACGCAACTTTAGCTTCCTTGGGAAGTGGATTTGCAAAAGGTGACGCTACTTCCGTACAGGTTAATTGTTTAAAAGAAGAAAAAGAAGAAATAAACACATTGATACAGGGGGGTGTATATCTTGAATAGCTTTAATGAAATTGCAATGAAAAACAGTCAATACGCACCAAATACCTATCATTCATGGGGAACTGGAATGGTAAATTTCTATGAAAATTACCTAATGACAAAGGCTATGTCAGTTTTTAAGTGGGAAATTCCTGAAAATTGGAATATGGACTACTTAAAAAATGGTATATTCACGTATGGCGGTGTAGCGGTAATAAACACCATTCGATTTGGAGTAATACCGCAATATTTTACTCCATCTGGATATAATATATATTATCAACCAAATACTGCTATTATTGCAAATCCTGTATTAGGCTCTTATGAGTTAAAAATTGGTGAGCAATGCGAAGTAATTAAATTAAAAAGGGATTGGCTAGGAATTACGGATATTATTCACACTTATGCAGAATTATTAGCGGAATGTGACAAAGCTTTAGGTATCAACTTGATAAACACAAAAGCGTCTTTTGTCTTTGGTGTCGATAATAAGACAGAAGCGGAAAAAATGAAAAAAATGTATGATAATATACAGAAAGGTGAGCCAGCAGTTTTTTATAAAACAGGTGGTAATAAGTGGGAAATATTTAATCAAAACTTGAAAAATACCTACTTGGTTCAAGATTTACTGATTGCAAAGAAAACAATTATGCAGGAATTTAACACGCTCGTAGGTGTTCCAAATGCAAACACGGAAAAAAGAGAAAGACTGTTAAAAGATGAAGTAAACGCAAACAACGGAGAAACATTGAGTTTGTCCTCAGAATGGCTAGAGGAATTGAAAAAAGGTTGTGAGAAAGTAAAAGATATGTTTGGTGTAAATGTGAATGTAGAATTTAGAAAAGAGGTGAATAAAAATGGCGAAAATAACACTATGGGGGATGTTGAATAATTATAAAGATATCATGGAAGATATAAAAATTCCAGACATTGACAAAGAAACATTGCTTGCAACTATAATTATTAAAGCAGGGGAAAATGAGGTTATGTACCCTAACCCTGCTTTTATGAAAGTGGCAGTTAAAGCTTGGTTTCGTGCGAAGTTTTACGAGTTTAACACACTTTTCAAATCTACAACCCTAGAATATAATCCAATAGAAAACTACGATAGAAAAGAAGAATGGGAAGATGTCACAAATTCTAGCGGTAAGGGGAATAGTTCAGTCGATAGCGTATCTGAAAATTTTAAAAATGCCTATGACAGTGCTAGTTATAAACCACAAGAAAAGAATGACGGTTCTGTTAATTCTTCCGATACCGTGAGTAGCGAAAGTACCTTAAAACGTAAAGGCAGAGCGCATGGAAACATTGGTGTTACAACTAGTCAACAAATGCTGGAAAGTGAAAGAGAAGTTGCAAAATTTGATATATATGAATATATTGCAAATAAATTTGAAGACGCTTTTACTATAACAGTTTATTAAGAGAGGAGAAAAACATGATTTTTAATGAATTTCCATTTTCAAACAACCACGAGATGAATTTAGACTGGATTATTTCTGAAATTAAAAGAGTTGTAAAAGAATGGCAAGATATGATTATAACATGGGAAGAACTTAAAGAATTAGTAACAAATTTTTTAGAAACAGTCCATGTTGATATTCAAAAAGAAGTTGGTAAAAAACTGGAAGAAATGAAAAATGACGGCACTCTAGCGGATTTGATAGCAAAAAATCTTGATTTAATTAGAGCAGTAAATACAGTTGCAGACATGATATCAAGTAAGACATTGTCAGATGGACAAATTGTAATTACAAAAGGTTATTACGAAATAGGCGACAGGGGAAATGCAGTTTATTTAATTTCTAAAACGCAAAGTGATACGGGTGTGTATGAGAAATTAGATAGTAAGCTTTTCGCAAACATGGTTTATGGAAGTGAAATCGAAATCGAAGCTTTAGGGGTAAAGTCTAACGTTGTACGTAATTATACACCTGTTTCTGGAAACGGAGCAAAATTCAATAAAGCACTTGAATTATGTAAGGCATCTGATAGAAATCAGCACAAATTCAAGCTAATCGGTCAGGGAAATTATTATACAGATGAAACGCTTGATTTCGGTGGTTCTCCGTCAAGACGTCTTTCAGTTGATACGTTCAGTTTTGACTTTTCAACCGCAACTATTTTTTCAGATATGGAGCTTGAAAGTTTGATTTCAATACGTTCAGTACAGCAAATTGATTTTAATTTCGGCTATCTAAAAGCAGAAAAAGCATATAGTGCTGTTAAGATGTATTCTTATGAGCGTTATGACTGGTCACAGTATGTTTGGTTTTCTTGCTTAAATGCGACAGCAAAAACTTACTCTGTTTTAATAGAAAATAATGCAGAGGGCGGATGGTTTAATGAAGTTCACTTCACTAAAGGACTTTACCCACAAGGATTTTATGTAAATTGCCCTAATGAACGTGACGAAGTTTTCGTAACAAATAAGTTGTCTGGTTTCTATTTCTCTGACTTGTCATGTGAAGGAGCAAGTGATACATGGTTTAGATTTAAAAATACGCATGATGTTTACATTAAAAACGTAAGGACAAGAGACGTTACAAAACACTTTATCACTACACATGGAATTTGTGCCTATATCGAATTGACAGGGTTCTTTAAAACTACAATGTTCAACTTGGACAGTCGTACATTACAAATGTTTCTGTATGGAGTATTAAATGTTCCTGACGGATTTGACACAAAAAATCCTATATTTTCAAACGGATACTGGTTTGTTGACAACTTGCCTTTAACAACTTATCAGGGTAATGGTAGTACTTTTAAGGCTGAACGTGGAAACTTCGCTAGTACAATTATGTACTTACAAGGGGACTGCTCAAAAGTTGTACTTCCTAAAATCTATTCAGACTATATCGGCATTAACAGGATTACTTTATATTGCGCCAGTGGTTCAACTGGTATAGTTAAAGATAGTTACGGAAAAAATGTTGTAGATTGTAGTAGTTATCAGGATAAAACATTTGAAGTACAGTTCGCTGGTTCGTCATGGTGGGTTGTTAGTTAAGAGGGGTTATACCCCTCTTAAACGTATTCAATTCTTCTTATGCTTAATGCTTCTAATTCACATCTATCAAATTTCCATTTTATTAAGTTTCTTTTCAAAGAATTATATGCCTTTTTATCTATTTCTGCGATACCTGTTTTTCTGTCAATCCTTACAAAAACATTATAATACTTATGTGTGTTTATTAAAGATTGCGCTGTGAGCATGGTTGTATACATTTCTTACGTTCCTCCTGTTCTTCTAATCTTCTTAATAGATAATAGTTTTCAACTTCCAAATCTGTTATTTTTCCAGCAGTGCATAATGAAGATATAAATACCCCTAGTGTAACTCCTATTATCAATGCAAACATATTAAACCTCTCTTTCTATCAATCCTCACAATAAACCACAAAGTCTTCATCATTAACAAGGTAGACAGTGTACATCTTATAGTCCAAATGTAAACCAGACATTCCACAGTTTACTACGGATTTAACGGCTTCTTCCATTTCTAACGTGAATAATGTATTTATATCCGTTAATTTGCCCTCATATTTAACCTGTAATTCGTCACATCTCTTATGTAACATTTCTTTTTTCATAATCAAAAGTTTCCTCAAGTCAATGTTAAATTCACTTTTTAAAACATACTCAAAAGACGGTTTTATTCCACAATACGCCTTAAGAAACTCCTCATTGCTACAAGGTGCAATAGCGTTATGTACCATTTCTCTTACATTATCATCCATAATCGCTGTAATAGCTTCCATTTCATTATTAGTAATTTCTTTCATGTTTATTACCTCTCTTTCATTTGATAAGACTATTATAGCACTTCTACCCCGTAAGTCAATAGATTTTTTCAATTTTATAAAAGTCTAAACATTCATATTATTATCTGAAAATTTAATACATTAAAGTAATAACGTATTACAATGCTGATGTATTGATGTATTGATGTATCATAGTGCTAATACGTTAAAGCTTTAATGAACGAAAACATCAATAGGGGGAAAATACTTTAGCGCATTAACGT